CCATATGGTGCATGACTACCAGCATACGCAGCTTTTATCCAAGTTGACTCATGATTGAAAGGAAAAGCTTTGTGGAAATGACTGACAATGAGAATGTCATTCATCTTTAGTCTCTTCTTTTCTTTTTTTCTTGAACTCAATCTTTGGCTCAAGCAGAGCAGCAATAGATTTGTCTTTGTAGTGTTGACGTTTTTCTTTATCCATACCCGTCAACATAATTTTCAAAGACTTAGGCATTTTGAAGTTTGATGTTTTTTTCATGATGTAATGATTCAAAAATGGGGGATAAACCCCCATTGGTTATGCAGCTTTTTTATCTTCTTGAAGAAGTTGTGGTTCAAAAAACTTTAGTTCATTACCAATCTCAATGCGTTTTGGTTTTTGATGTTCTGGAATAACATTCAAAAGACCTACACGAAGAATGCCATCTTTGAGTTCTGAACTATGTACTTCAATAGTATCAGCTATGGTAATTGTTTTTGTGAAGTTACGTGCAGCAATACCCCTGTGTAGATAATGTGCTTGTCCCATCTCTTCATCTTCTTTGACACCTTTGATTACTAGAGTGTTTTTCTCTCTGGTAATTTCAATATCATCTTTGCTGAAGCCTGCGACTGCAAGTTCAACGATGTAGCGATTATCATCTACACGAATGATGTTGTGATATGGAAATGAATTGACATTCATTTGCGCTGGTGTCATATTCAACACCTTCTCAATATCATCAAAGAACCGATCAAAGCCAAGAGTTTGATGAAGCAATGGGCTAATACGAGTAATAGTCATAGATTTCTCCTTAAATAAGCAAGTTATAATTACGTGACCCCGAAGGCATCACGACTTACTTGACAATCGTAAATGCTGCGCGATTGACAAGAAAAGTTCGGTTAGGATTACTTTCAATGAAGACACGAATGAACTCATTATTGCCTTCTTTGATTACTTCATTGTAATCTCGTGTGTATACTTCTTCTTTGGTATATTTATTTACCAACTTCATTAGACCACTTTTCATTTTGTTCATGATAATTTACCATTAGTCTTTTTTCTTTTTACCTATGTTATACTTAGCAACTAATTCCCAATCGTCTTTTTCTTTGAAGGAGATGATCTTGATCTGGTGTATTGGCGCCATATTATCTTTCATGATATCATAGTTTACAACTTTGATCAAGCCCCATTCTTCAAGTAAATTGGCAATTGCGTTTCGTCTTTGTACGTCATTCTCAGTAATCGTAGATGGTTTACCGTCTAATGCAAACAACTCTTTGAAATGGACAATATAATATTTACCTTGTTTATGTAATATATGGCAAGATTGGTATAATACTTTTTCTTTTCTTGATGACACACCAACCCGCGTCAACGTTTCACGTACTTTTAGAAAATCGTCCTCCTCTACAAGGACAACTTCAACAAACTTAGATAGATCAACCATGTCATTTTCCTAATCCACCCTTCTGGGTTTGTTCTTTTATTTGTTGGATTTGTTCTTTACTCAAAAGGCGTAAAGCATCTTGTGCTTTAGAGTCGGATAGTCCAAAGACTAGTTTGATACATTCTAAATCATCATTTTTTTCCGACTTTGCCCACTTCGCAAAAGGTCTTTTCATAGACCTTATGGTATTTAGCAAAAAGTCGTTTTGCATCTTTTTGTCCAGTCCATGGCGTCGATTCATCTCATTTGCAAACAGAACACAGTCCTTATGTTGAGATAAGCCACGGTTGGTCAAAAATGGAGTGTAGCCTTTCTCCGTAATCTCATCAACGATCAGTTGTTTTTTACTCTGGAGAATGGCATTCACATAGTCAAAAGGTTTAGTCATCTATAAATGCACTCAAACTGGATTTATAATTAGATTCAATCATCTGGGTAGACAGTGAATCCTCTTGTCTACGACTAGTAGACTTGTTCGCACTGTTACAATAAGGCTCTTCTTTCCATTTATCGGAATATGAATAAATTACCATAGGTTCAATCATTGTCAACCATGCTTTTGTTGCGTCTGACCTAACTGTTTCTGAAGGTAACAAAAGATTGCAATAGACTTGATAATCTTTTCTCAAAAGAGGAGTATGCTTTTCATGAAATAACTTGTACATTGTTTCCGAGTTTTCGGACAATTTATCCAAGTTTGAATAGTGTGACTTCAATCGCCCTTTTACAGTGGTCATAATTACACCAGATTTAGGTGCCATATAATGTCCCATGTTTTTTCTTATTTTTTGATCATAATGAAGATGTTTACCTTTTTCATTACCCGATTGTCCAACATAAAAAACTTCTTTTACCTCATGTGGATAAAGTTCGTTATCTGGTTTCACTTTACAAAAAGCAAGACTATAAACTACCGCATGAAGATTATTTGATATCTTATAAACTTCATCTTTATTGAACCAACCTAAGTTCACTGCACCAAGCCATCGATATACATCCATAATATAAAACTCCGTATCAAATAACTAATCGTATAAGACCTACTGTATCAATTGATGTTATCAGTAGATAGTTAGCAAACATGCCAAAAGATTTCCTGCTATAAGCAGCCCAAGAATAGATAACGCAGCCAGTAATCCACAAAGGATAAAGAACCAAGAGGGGAGGATTTGGTATGGTAAGTGCCATTGTGAGACTACACCCAACACTAATAAACCAAGCAATAAGCTCGGCAGCAAAGCGAACACGATTGCTATCCCAATCATCTTTGATCCAATCAAATGTAGGTCTGAGTAAATCTAATATCATTTGAACTCTGCATTTGCCATAATTTCTGTCAAACACGCAACAAGATTGATTTCGGCATCAGCAACGAATGCTTGCTTGTATTGATAATCAGCAAGAATGATAACCACTTGTGGAATGCTTTGTGGTTTTATGATATCATATAACGAATCATAAAGTTTGCGAAAGAATGTCGCGTTATCAATTTCTGTCGTTGCTGCCCATTTACGGACGGATGCAAAGTCTTTTTCTTTCAAATGCTTGACGATCTGTGTAATAGAGATGTCACCAATTTGAGAGAGGATGCCTACATCAATCTTGCCGAGTTGAGAGTAGCGTTGGAGTTCATTGATAACACGACGAAAATCTGGAAAATGTTTCTTGACAAGTTCAGCAATTACCTTCTTATCATAGTCAACTTTTTCCGAATCAAGTAAAAACTCAATGCGCTTGAAGAACGCAGAAGCCATCTGCGCTTTCTCACCATTCTGCAAACCAAAATCAATTACTGCACAACGACTGTGAAGTGGTTCAATAATTCTGGTTTTGTAATTACAAGTGAAGATGAACGAGCAGTTTGATGCGAACTCTTCAATTGCATTACGCAGTGCTGGCTGCGTTGAGTTTGGATTTAGATAGTCTGCTTCATCAATGATGATGACCTTGCGACCACCAGATAATGACATTGACGAAGCATAGTTTTTGATTTTGGTTCTAAAGACATCAATACCCGACTCATCAGAACCATTGATTACCATGTAGTCGCAACCGATCTCGTTGCACATGGCTTTGGCTACGGTTGTCTTGCCCACGCCCGCGCCACCTGATAGAAGCAGATTTGGTATCTGCTTCTGGTTCACATATTCTTGAAAGACTGTTTTCAATCTTTCTGGCAGAATACAATCTGATACCGTTTGTGGCCGATACCTTTCCACCCACAATAGATGATTCATAACTACCTTTCACGAAAATCATAATATAAAAACAGCTTAGGCTTTTTCAAACTTTGAACCAGTTTCAGTTGCAACCCAGTATTGCAGATTCAAAGCTTTGTGTTTGAAGTTTGAAATACCTTTTGATGAAATCTTGATATCATAAGAACCAGAAATCATTTTTAGATTTTCAACTTTGAAGATCATCTTGTACTTGTCACCATTGCCATCACAGATTTCAAGTGCATCTGTGTGTGCAGCATCGTTTGCCATATCAAGTGCAATCACAAACACTTTAGAGCCATCAGATTCAACAGCAACATAGTTTGAAGACAGAACACTGGCTGCTTTCATGATCCAGTCAAAGTCTTCTTGATTTAGACTCAAACTAATCTCTGCGTCTGGCATTGAGATTGGTTTGTCTGGCGCAGCAACGATCATGTTTGGCGCACAAAACCGATACTTGATTTTGCTACGACCTTGTAGACCAGAGATAAGAATGTTGGTATTATCAAAGTCAATTACAGGATCATCTTTGTGAAGTGTGAGTACAGAAAGAAAGTTGTTTAGATCATAAACACCAAACTCTGCTGGAATTTCTTCTGTGATCGATGCTTCAGCCATCACATTCTTTTGTGCAGAAACGGTACGAAGTGTCTTACCTTTCTTGAAAAGAATACCTTGATTGATTGTTGCAAAGTTTTTTAGAATATTGAGTGTGTCACTAGAAAGTTTCATAATTTATTTCCTCGTCATATAAAATTAGTAAAAAGACTTATTCAAAGTTGAACATTTATAAATAGTATCATAAAATACAAGGAGCGTCAACATGTTTTTTCATAAACACCACATAATACCTAAACATATGGGTGGTTCCGATGAACCTTCAAATTTGATTGAATTGTCTGTTGAAGAACACGCTAAAGCACATTTAGAACTTTATAATACCCATAAAAAAATTGAAGACTGGTATGCTTATCTTGCTCTATCAGGACAAATATCTTCTGATGAAGCAAGACGGCAAGTCTGTCGAGATCGCATGAAAACAAACAATCCTTCAAAAAATCCCGAAGTAGTAAAAAAAATATTGCAATCTAGATCATGGTATCGTCCTTCAGAAGAAACAAAAAGAAAAACATCATTATCTTTATTAGGCAAAAAGAAAACAAATACTTCAAATATGAATAAAGACAAGATCAAAACTTATCTTGTTACAACGCCTGATGGTAAGAAATTGATCATAACTCATATGAGAACTTTTTGTATTGAACACAATCTTACTGAATCACTCATGTACAAAGTTGCAAGTGGAAACAGAAATCATCATAAAAAATATACTTGCATACTTTTAGCTTAGTCTTTTTTCATCATATCATGATTATGTAAAGCCATTATACCGTAATGAAGTATTTTCAAAAGATCATCACGATTGTATCCGTTCTTTTTGCCATATCGCTGTGCGTACTTCAAAATATTTCCAATGCAAAATCCTTCACCATGTCCACTGTCTATGATGAATTCAGATGCTTGGAATTTGTTTTGTGAATAATGTTGACTATATGTTTTGTCAACGTATTCTTTGACTTCTTTGAGAATACGGTCTTCACTATATTTGTATTGACTCATAGACGACCAGTATACTGGGCGACAGCAGGCATATTACCAGTGAATGCATATGTACCAATGTGCTGAGTTTTCATCCATGGACACAACCAAACTTGTCCACCGATCTTACGCCACATCTGACAGAACATATAATCTTCTGATAGATAACGATCAGAACCACCACCAATATAACTGTCAGCAGTATCAATCACAG